TGAAGAAGGCGACCGCGCTTCCGACGCCACCGCAGCAGCTGAACCCGCCGCCGTTGCCCCAATCATATGCAGCTTCGTGAAAGAGACCACCGTCCGGGCCGGTCGTCGTGTTGATGCGGCTGCGGCTGAAGCCATTTACCTGAAGATCGACCGATCCGCTGAATCCCCATGCAATGTTGGTGTACGCCCCATAGCTATGACCGTCCTCGTAGATCGTCTCGCGCCCCTGCACCTGACATTCGTGCCCCGGTGTTTGCACGGAGCCAGGATCGACTTGATCGATCGGCCCGATCCACAGGATGCCCGGGGCCGGGCCCACGCTCGCCATGTGGACCGCGCCGTGCGATTCGGCCGGGATTTGCGAGAACGACATTGACCACGTCGTGACGATCTTTTCTTCGCCGTCATAGAAGACGTGCACCGGGCCGCTTGAATTGACGATATTGCTGAACGGTGGAATGCCGTCCCACTCACCAAAGAACAATTCGCCCGGCACCCACAACGTGCCGAGATCGTTCGGCCGAAATGTGACGCGCCCAGGCGATCCGATCGTGAGCTCGGCCGTGATCGTCACCGGGCCCAGGCTGCTCGTCACCTTGATGTCGCCGGTCGCCGGCGTAAACGGATCGCCCGCGATCGCGAAGTCGAACGTCGTGGCCGTGACGTCCTTCGCGATGTGCGTGCCGTTGTAGGCGGCCTGCTCTGCACCGGAGATCGTGAAGGCCTGGCCATTGCCGATGCCGTGGCCCGGCTGCGTCACGCGTGCCGTGCTGTGATCAAGCGGCAGCAGCTCGATCGAGCACGAGGTCGGCGTCGGCGTGACCGTGAAGTCGAGATCGATCAGCCGGGTCTCGTAATGATCAGGTAGGGTGCGCTTGCGCTGGACGACGTTCGAGGCCGCCCGCCCGCTCCAGGAGAACGCCCAGCCCATGCCGGCGTACCAGGGCGAGCCGTACGCGTATGCCTGCGCGATCCCGGCCGCATCGAGGAGCCGCAGCACCTTGCCGCTCTCGTTCTTGTTGACGAACGCCCAGGCGAGGTCGACGTCGCTGCCAGGTTGCGCGTAGTCAGACAGGTGCGCCGCGCAGCTCATGCACTTCAGGCCGAACGTGACAGGCGCCGCGTACACGCCGGCCGAGGAGATCTCGACGATCCAGAACCTGCGCTTCGAGAACTCGATCGACTCCTCGCCGGCGGTCGATCCGATCTGCCTCGGGTATGGGTACTCGAGAATTCCGTGCGTCGTCGGCCAGCCGTACTTGAAGCGACTCTCGATGCCGCGTGAGTACTGGCACTGCACGACTCTGCGCATTTGCCCGGTGTAGCGGCTGCCGTGCTTGTGCAGCAGCGGATTCGTGCCGCGAAAACTTACCGGGACGACGACGCGCTTCGTCCGATCGGCGGGATCTGGATCTGGACGCGGAAAGCCTTCCGGCGGATTGATCGCCTCGATGACGGCGTCCACGTAGTGCGCGTAGAAGTTGCTCCCCTGTCGCGCGAGCAAAAATCCCTGGATCTCCTTGCCCTCTATCTCCCGGACCGGGTTGTCCCAGAGATAGTCATGCGTCTCAGCTGCCATCCTTACAGGCCCTGGCCCAGGCCCTTCGACTTGATGAAGTCGCGCGCCCGCGCGATCAGGTCCCGCGGGTACTTCTCCGGGTCGAGCGTCGCGATCTTGGTGCTGATCGTCGGGCTGTAGGCGTCGCCGACGTACGGCTCGAGGATGTCCACGCTAGGCGAATAGACGAACGTATGTCCGGCCGTATCGATGAACCCGATCTCATGCACGCGCTCGATCTCGCGGCTACCGACGACATCCAGCACGAACGACTTGCCGGGATAGCTGCCGACCTGCGGATAGTCGGGCGGTTTCTCGAACTGTCCGTCCGCGTTGATGACCTTCGGCGAGACGCGACGGTAGAGCTCGATCACGGCGACGCCCTGGTCGAGGCTAGGCGGCGTGACCGGATAGACGACGAGCGCGCCCTGGTAGTACGCCGCGATGACGCCGTAGGTCGTTTTTGCGCCGCCGGCGGGCGAGGCCTGCACCAGCGGCCGGTAGGTAAGCGTGCGTACGCGCGCCTTGTACTGCGTGTAGGCCACCGCTGCCGTACAAGGGCGCGACAGCCGCACCTCGAAGGCCTGCGGATCGTAGTGCGCTGCGGCCGAGGTGCCTTGTCCCTTCGAGTCGAACGCGAAGAGCGTGCGGAACTGGGGCGGCACACCATCGACCGGCAACGGCAGCGCGGCGGAATCGCCCCCAGAGAATGACAGCACGCCACCTGCCACATCGAGTATTTTCGCGTTGCCGAGACGCGCTTCGCCCACGTCTGTAGTCAGGGTCGCCCCCACATCCGGGATCAGCAGCAAGTGCACCAGGTCATCGCTGTAGAAGCCAAAATCGGGACGAATCTCGAGCTGATGCTGGCCGCTTGAGGGCGCAAACGGTATGACGACCGTGCGCTGCAGCTCGCCGCTCACGTCTCTAGCCGCTCGACTCGCCGTCCAGCACAGGCACGCAGCCGTTCACCGTGATCGCAGCCGAAGCGGCGGGCGTGATCCTGTCCATCCAGATCGCGACGGAAGACGGTTTCGTCGTCCACTCGAGGCTGTCGCCAGGGGCGAAGGTGCCGCCGAAGCCGGCCGCCTCGAGCGTGAAGTACGGAGCCCCGAAGTCCGGGTTGTTCGGAGCGGCGCCGGCGCCGACGCTTCCCGAGCCGACGGATCCCACGGTCGCGCCCACGATCGTGAACGCCGTCGTGCTTGTAAAGGTCGCGATCCAGTCCTCCTGGATCCCGCCGACGTTGTGGGCGAGGAGGTTGTCTTCGTCGAACGTCCCGGCCGAGCTCGTCACGACCAGGTCCTCGGCCGTGGCGACGACCGGATCCGCCGGCTCGTAGACGTTCATGACGCGCGAGTCGGAAGCCGAGTAGCCGTTATCGAGCGCCGGCGTGATGTTGAAGGACACGACGTCGCCCAGGACCGAAGGAACGCTGTCGACGGTCACGTACTCCTCGTTCCCCGTGAGATCGTCGATGTCTTCCATATCGGTGATGCGGATCGTCTGGCCGTTCTGGAAGAACTGGGTCGCGCCGTCTTCGACAAGCACCGACAGGCTCGTCGCCCCGGAGGAGACGTTTGCGTCGAGCTTGCCGCAGCCGTACTTTGTCTCCGATCCCGTCAGATCGGCCTGCGTGTTTTCCTGGTCACCGATGAGGAGGAGGACGCGGTCATCGCCCGCGGTGAATTGATCGAGGTAGACCTTCGGTTCCTCGAGCGCCAAGTCGTCGGCGTTCTCGTTCTTGGCGAAGATCTTCCGATACTTGGTGCTGCCGGCTGTGCGCTCCGATTCGCCGGTCGAGCGGAAGACGTTGTTGACGACGTCGTCGGCTATCTCGTTGGCCGACATGCGGCCGCCGTTCGTGCCGCTGTCAGAAACGGTTTCGCTTTTGTAGAACTTCAGATCGGCTTGAGCGATGGGCATCCCTGGTCCTTACACGGTGAGCAGCCGGATCTGGCCGCGCATCAAATCGTTGGGCCCGTACACGGTGCGGGCGAGAAGCGGCGTCATTTCGATCGCCGGCGGGCGGAACATCACGGTGAGGAGCTCGCCGTTGTACTCGAAGACGTATTGCGCATCGACCACATCGGCGCGCGCGCGCAGCTGGTCGACCACGGATTTCTTGAGGATCCCGATCAACCGGCCGTTCACCTCCGTTGCAGAGAGCGTGATCGGCTCGCCCTTCGAGAGCTCGGCGTTCGAAATCACGGCGATGCCGCCCAGTGTCCGGCGCACGTTCTGCACGAGCGATTGCGTGACGAAGCGCTCCTCCCAGACCATGTCCGGATTCAGCGTGATGCCGTCGATCTTGATGGTCATGCGATCGCGCTGGCGTCCGCGTCAAGCGCCTGCACCAGGCTACGAAGAGCTTCCCTCGGCCCGACGAGCCTCGCGACGGGACGGCCGCCTACGCGGATGTCGTGCGTCACGACGTCGGTACTCGCAGCCGGCGAAGATCCAACTGCACCGCCATCGGCGAAGCGCGGCAGAGCCATCGCGTTCAGCATCCGGAAGAGATCGGCGCCGTAATTGCGCACGGCCGCGCTCCGCACGACGAACTCGCCGTCCGAGAGCATCGCCGGGATCTTGTCGCCCGTCGGTCCGCCCGGGCCTGCGATCATTCCGCCGCTGGCGCGCTGCACGAATCCGCCGGCGGCCGCCCCGATCGTGGGCTGCAGGTTTACGGTAAACGTCTCGCGTTCGATCGCGCTTCGAATCGAGGAGACCAGGCTGCTCAGCGAGTCCTGATCGGCCCTGATCTTGATGCTTGAAAGCGCCGTCTCGCTGATATTCGCAAGCTCGGACTTCAAGTTGTTGATCTGCTCGGCAGTCGACCGTACTCCCTTTGCCGCCTCTTCGGCTATGGTCTTGGCGGCATCGATCTGCGCCCGCAGCCCCTGCTCGCGAAGACTCTGGTTTTCTTCCAGGAAATCCCTGCCGTGCCTGAACCCGAGGTCCGCAAACGCTTTCGCATCGCGCTGCTGCTCGTCGAAGAGCTTCTTCTGTTCCTCGGCGTCGCCTTTGGCGATGGCAAGTCGGATTGAGCTTTCTCTTTCGAGAAGCCTGGTCCGAAGAGCGGCGGCCTTCTGGTCATCGGTGAGCCCCGCCTCGTCGATCTGCCGGAGCAGCTCCGCCGTGCTCTTCCGCGAGTCGGCGAGTTGCTTATCGAGCGCGAGGATCTGCGCCTGGTTGGTCTTGAAGACGTTGAGGTAGTCGTTGTTCCTGGCGATAAGGCTGTCATAGAGCTTGTTCCCCGAAGCGAGCAGCTCGATGTTGCCCTTCGCCCCCACGTCACCGCGCGCGCGAGAGATTGCCTTGTCGGCCTCGAAGGCCGCTTGAGACGCAGCGGCCCGCCTGGCGATCGAGTCAAGCTCGGCTCTTTCGAGGTCGCGTTGGCTGGCGAGAAGATTGGCAGTCGATGCAAGGCGCGCCTGCGTCGCTGCGAGATCGGCTGAGATTCCCTTCTCGAGCTCGTTCTGCGCGACTTCGGCAACCTGCTTGATCAGCCGGATCTGCTCGTTCGCGGCCTCGGCGCCAAGGAATTCGAGCTTCGGCTTCTCGGAATCCTCCTTCTTCGCCGTTTCGACGCTCTCGACGGCGGCTTTGGCCGGCGCCGTTCCGATGGCCAGGATGCGCGCCTGGAACTTGTCCAGTTCCTTGCGCGCTCTTTCCGCGTCCTCCTTGACCGCGTCGCTGATTCCACTGAAGGTTTTGAAATCCAGTTTCTGCAAGGCAGCGAATTGAGCGGCAATGGCACCGATCTCGCGGCCGACGGCGAGGAACACGAAAGCGACGTCCGAGCCGAGAACCGCGATGGTCTGGAATACGGTGATGACGCCGCCGAGCGCGGCCTTGAGGATGTCAGATGCGCTCGCCGCGTGCTCCTGGTCCTTCAGGATGTCGACGAGCGCCTGCTTGAAATCGTTGATCGCTGGCAGGAGCTCTATCGCGATGGCTTCGGCATGAAGGCTGATCTGGGCCGCGAGCTTCTTCTGCTTGTCCGAATACTCATCAGCAAGCCTGATCTGCTCGTCGGTCAGGATCGATTGGCGTCCGACGCCGCTCGATAGCTCTCTGAGGAACGGAAGAGCTTCGGCGCCGGCCTTGCCGAAAAGGGCGATCGCCACCGCGGCCCTGTCGCCCTTGTCAGAGAACTTGTCGAACGCATCGGCAATCGTGGCGATGCGCTCGGTCGGGCTCTGTGCCTTCAGCTGCTCAAGGTTGATGCCGAGCACGGCGACAGCTTGGCCAGCGGCGGACGATTCGTCGTCGACCCCGGTCAGGTTTTTTGACAGCTTGTTCGTGAGCGTGACCAGGCTGTCCATGCTGAGATTGCCGACAGACGCGGCAACGGACAGGGCCGCTACGTTCGACGCCGTGTCGCCGATCTTCTCGGCGAGGTCCTGGAAGTTTCCCGCCTTGTGCAGCAGCGAGTCGAACGCGGCCGCGGCTGCTATGGATCCAGCGACAGCAACCGTTCCGAGAATCGCAAACCCGGACTTGAGGCTCGCCACGGTCGCGAGATTCTTTTCGTTCGCCTCGCGGAGAAGCAGCGCGGTGTCGGCAGTCTTCAGCTGCTCGTTCGAGGCCCCGCGCAGCGCGAGCTTGTAGAGCTCGGTCTCGCGCGTGGTCTTCCCCACCGTCGCGGCCTGGAGCTGCAGCCGGCCGATGTACTGGTCGATGCTCCGCTGCGCGGACGTCGAAATGTCCTTCTGCCCCTCGCCGAGCGTGCGAATCGACTTCTTCGCTT